TCTGGCATCAAGAAATTCAAGACATCCTTGTTCTCAAAAACAACAAAGGGACAGAAGACAACAGAGTAAGAAAGCTTGATTATTCTATACAAATATCTAAATTATTTTATGAAAGATTCATACGTAACGAAAGCATTTCTCTTTTCAGTCCTCACGATGTTCCTGGCCTCTACGATAGTTTTGGTACTGGGGAATTTGATGACCTCTACAGACAATATGAAGCAGATGAAACAATCCCAAGGAAGTCTATCTCTGCCCAAGAATTAATTCTTGATCTCCTTAAGGAGCGAGCAGAGACAGGTAGAATTTACATAATGAACATTGACCATTGTAACTCACACTCATCTTTTAAAGACAAGGTGAGTATGAGTAACTTGTGTCAAGAGATTACTTTACCTACTACACCTATCCAACATATTGATGGTAGTGGTGAGATTGCTTTGTGTATTCTCTCTGCTATTAACATCGGTAAGATTAATAAGTTAGATGAGTTAGATGAGTTATGTGATTTAGCAGTAAGAGGATTGGATGCTTTGATAGATTATCAAGACTATCCAGTTAAGGCAGCAAAAGAGAGTACAAGTAATCGTAGATCACTTGGTATAGGATACATTGGATTAGCACATTATCTTGCTAAGAATGGTGTTAAGTATGATTCTCCAGAAGCCTATGATTTAGTTCATAAACTTACAGAGAGATTCCAATTTGCATTATTAACTTCATCTAATCGTCTTGCTATGGAGAAAGGTCCATGCGGTTACTTTGGTAAGACAAAGTATGCAGATGGTATCTTACCTATAGATACATATAAAGAGGATGTTGATGAGATAATACCGAATGACTTACTTTGTGACTGGGCACATCTTAGGAAACGCATATCCGAGTATGGGTTACGGCACAGCACACTGTCCGCACAAATGCCTTCGGAGAGCAGTTCCGTTGTGTCAAATGCTACCAATGGAATCGAACCTCCTAGAGACTACTTGTCCGTTAAGAAATCAAAGAAAGGGCCTCTTAAGCAGATTGTTCCCTCCTATTCCACTTTAAAGAATAACTATACTTTACTCTGGGATATGCCAAACAATGATGGTTACATTAAAGTCACTGCTGTAATGCAGAAGTTCTTTGATCAAGCAATCAGTGGTAACTGGTCTTATAATCCAGAGAACTATCCTGATAATGAAGTACCTGTGTCAGAGATGGCAAAGGATCTTCTAACAACCTATAAGTATGGTTGGAAGACTTCTTATTACCAAAACACATATGATGCTAAGAAAGATGGAGAAGAAGAAGTGAATGTGGATAATTTAATTAACGATATTTTATCCAATACAAATGAGGAGGCTGAGTGTGAATCCTGCAACATCTGAACCTAATGGAATGACCGTCTTCAATACTGAAGATGTTGACACTAAAAAACAACCGATGTTTTTTGGTAAACCTTTAGGGGTTCAACGATATGATGATTTTAAATATCCTGTGTTTGATAAATTAACACAGCAACAGTTAGGATACTTCTGGAGACCCGAAGAAGTATCCCTTCAAAAAGATAGAGCAGATTATGCAAGACTCACACCAGAACAAAAGCACATCTTTACCAGTAACCTAAAGTATCAGATCCTCTTGGATTCTGTACAAGGTCGTGGTCCTGGCATGGCTTTTATTCCATACTGTTCATTACCTGAACTTGAATCATGTATGACGGTGTGGGAATTTATGGAGATGGTTCATAGTAGATCCTACACATATATTATTAAGAATGTTTATTCAAATCCTTCAGATGTATTTGATACTATCCTAGAGGATGATAAGATTCTAGAACGTGCTGAGAGTGTTACGTCAGCATACAATTCATTTATTAATATGGCAAGTGAATGGGGTCAGAGTAATTTGTGGAGAGATGGATGGAGAGATCATATTAATTCTCAATGGACGTTAAGAGATTTAAAGAAACATTTATACAGGGCAGTCGCAAATGTCAATATACTGGAAGGCATTAGGTTTTATGTTAGTTTCGCTTGCAGTTTTGCATTCGGCGAGAACAAACTTATGGAGGGATCAGCAAAGATCTTGTCCCTCATATCACGTGATGAATCACAACACCTTGTTATCACCCAACAAATCTTAAAGCACTGGAGAGAAGGTGATGATTCTGATATGAAAGAGATTATGAAAGAGGAAGAAGAGTGGACATATGAAATGTTTGATAAGTGTGTGAATGAAGAAAAATCATGGGCAGAGTACCTATTCAAAGATGGATCTATGATAGGACTTAATGAACGATTACTACATAATTATGTTGAATGGATTGCGAACAAAAGGATGAGAGCAATTGGTTTGAAACCAAAGTACAATCAACCTATAAAGAACAATCCACTTCCTTGGACTGAGCATTGGCTTAACTCTAAGGGACAACAAAATGCACCACAAGAAACGGAGATCGAATCGTATGTCGTTGGAGGAATCAAACAAGATGTCACAGAAAACACTTTCGCAGGATTCAAGCTCTGATATAGAGTGGGATTTAAAAGATCTACAAAAGGCTATCATTGATAACGCTGAAGCATACGATGAACTACTAGACAAAGCAGGTCAACATGAGTTGCCAGCAAAGACAGCAGAAGCTATGTGGGAAATGGAACGTAAACTTTGGCAACAAAGATCTGACGCAAGGCTTGACGAACCAAGTTACTAGATGTATAATATAGAGGTAAGGCAAGGACGCTTACCTTACAGGGAGTGACTGAATAATCTTTCTGGCAAACGCTGGATAAGGTGATGAGACACAGGTGGTGCTGCTTCTTCGGAAGAATCGACTTACCAGTCGGGTCTCAGGCAAGGACGTAAAATTTACTACTGTAGTAATGCCCGTTCTTTGTTGGTAATACAGGAATCCAACCTCCCACACACCACACACAATTAATGCGTGGAACTAAGGTTCCTAATTGAGGGGTTCGCATCCCTCTTTGTAACATCATGATCCGTTTGTGAGGATCTCATGATAATAAATAGTTACATACGTTCATCCTCTTTGGAGGACGCAAGTAAGCCGACTCGGAACGGAGTTCGTTCATCCCATGATCCCTATTCTAATCGCTACTTCTCTTACGTGTGCTGATGTATCAGAAATGGTAGATAGAGTACGTAGGAATACAACAGTTGACTCTGCTACGAAGCAAGAAATTGTGGAGATTTATCAGGTTCATCTGTTAGAAGCAACTGGTTTAGAGTGTGATTGGGACGCAAAAGCCGACTGAAGGAACGGATCTAATCCATCCAATTACTTTAGGAGAAACCAAATGGCACAAGTCACATACAGAGGTGTCCAGTATGACACCACTCAGCGTAAAAACGTTGGGGAGCAGAAGGAACAGGTTCTTACTTATAGAGGAATCAAGTTTGAGAAATCTGCAAAATAACATTATGTGTTAATTTGATCATTAAGCACCCATTAGGGTGCTTTTTTGTTATGATATATACTACAACTGATAGGAAACTACCATGAAAATTTTTCTGGATTGTTCCGATCCTGAATTGATTAGAGAAGCATTTGACACAGGATTAATAGATGGTGTAACTACTAATCCTAGTTTGATGCTAAAGAATGGACATGACCCTGTAGGAGTTCTAAAAGAGATCTCTGAGATATTTCCTTTCCATTCCTCAGTATCTGCTGAAGTGGTTGGTGAAACTGCTGAAGAGATGTTGGACATGGCAGAAGGTTATGTAGATATTGGACCCAATATTACAATCAAAGTTCCATGTACTCCAGCAGGACTAAAGGCATGTAAAGATTTGTCAGGAGATGACATCGCTGTCAATGTAACCTTGTGCTTCTCGACTGCACAAGCAATACTTGCAGCAAAAGCAGGTGCTACTTACGTTTCACCTTTTGTTGGTCGTGTATACGATCAATCATTTGATGGTATTAAATTAATTGAGGAGATCTCTGATGTCTATGCTACACACAACGTTAAAACCCAAGTCCTTGCTGCGTCCATTAGGGATGTTCACCAAGTTTCCTCTGCTTTCAGAGTGGGGGCTGATATATGCACTATTCCTAGTAACGTATTTGTGGGAATGTACAAACATATTCTCACGGATAAGGGCTTAGAAATTTTTGATGAAGACTGGCAAAAATTGGTGGGCGGTTAAGTGAACGGCAGACTTAATAAGGTTGCTATGACAGCCTATATTATGAAAATGAAGACAGGTCTTCATGAAAAGACATGGTATCCTGAGTGGGATGAACGTCAAAGAGGAGCAGCACAACGAATTCTTCTCAACGTTCTAGAAAGACTAGATGAATACTGGGAATAATATATGCAAAAAAGAAATCTAAAAGTTTTAATAAACGATCTTGAAAGAGCAATCGCAGAAATAAAATCAGAAGTTTATTCTGACACATCTGCATATCGTATAGATAAAGGTGATGGAGTTAAATCCTATGCCGAAATTAACGATGAAGATGGAGAGTGCGACTGATGAAAAAACTTTGGAAAGAGATTACGAGAACCCCTGGACCTATCAGGGTTCAACTTTTACTACTGATGACATTAACGACTTCTTCGGTTTTGTCTACAGGATTACAAATTTACAGTCTGGTAAACAGTACATCGGGAGGAAGTACTTCTGGCAGAAACGAAAGCCTAGAAATGGCGGACGCAAACGGACGAGTGAAAGTAACTGGAAAGCATACTACGGAAGTTCTAAGGAACTTACAGAAGACAGGAAACTTTTGGGGAATCAAACCTTCAGAAGAGAAATAATAAGCCTACATAAAACATTAGGGCAAGTTAATTACGAAGAAACTCGCCAATTATTTCTCAACAATGTACTTACGGAGGCTAGTGAAGATGGCACACCAAAATACTATAACAGTAACATACTGGGTAGGTACATGCGTAAAAACTATTTTAATGCTTGACAGAAGCTGACCCTTCTGCTACAATCGGGTCAGTAATATGGTAGTCTCCATGAATGAACTCTACGTTGAAGAAGACTTAGGGTTAGAAGAAAGATATTTAGATATATTAATAGATCAACTGCATACTATGGCAGAACAATCATTGATGGAGCCTGAAGGTTCAACTCCTTCCTGACCCATTCCCTTATGGGATTTGGTTCACACAGGAAAGAAAAATGACTACACTACAAAAGTTTTCGTCATGCCTTGACATCTTATGGGATGCTATCGATAGACAGATAACACTTGACATCGAGTATCCAATCATATATAATAGAGTTCTAAGACATTATGAAGCGAAAGGAGTTTCCTTTTATGGTGATGTAGATGAGGATTATGACATCCTCCTTGACAAACTCGAATCTGATCTTTATTATGCAAGTAATTCTTGAACGTTTTCCTTATCGCTATGTGGAATCAGGAACCCTAGACAATGGGTTCCCTGATTATCGTATTCAAAAATTTAATGAATACACTAAAAGATATAAGGACATGTATCTTCTTGACAATTCAATGCAACTTGAGTATGCTTTAGAAGATATGGAGTACACTAAATGGTTAGATCCAGATGGTGTTCCTGCTTACCGTAAATCCGATTAATTAAATGACCTGTTCACTACACTCAAAATTTGATGCTGCTGTCTCTGCTGCCAAGGCAGTGTTTGATGAGGCACATGAAAAGGATACACTTTCTGATAATGATCTCAATCTTCTCTTTGTATATTATCAAGGACTTAAAAAGATTAGAGCAGCACTACCTAAACATGATGATACACCAACCATAACATTCTCAGATGAGTATGCAAAGTTGAACCCTGATGGGACATCATATTATGATCCAGACTATAATATTAATCTCTTCAATAATGATCCTCTTTCAGGAGATATAAACTTTGATAATATTGCAGCAGGACCAGTGACTGTTGGTGCTCCAGTTGGTGAAGACACTCTTGTATTCAGTACAGAAGACAACAGAGTTACTCCACAAGAGAGTGATGAGTATGACCCACCAATAAAACTTGGCTAGTCTTTGCCAATAGACTATAAACTAGATGGTTTTCCAGACGCGGTGAAGCGATAAGGAACACTTATATGGATCATCAGAAATGATGATCCTTTTTTGTGTGGATATCTAGGCATTTATACCTTGACAAGACCTTAAGGTTTACTATATAATATTGTTACGTTTCTTTACAAAACGAATGACAACTTCAAGCAACAGTATTAATCGTTATACTACTACTGAAGATGGTGGCAGACAAAATATGTTTGCTGCTGAACCTCAGATAGAAGTTCTTGACGTTAACTACTGGGAAAATGCCGAACTAGTCAATGGTCGCCTAGCGATGATGGGATTAGTTATCGGAGTGTTTAATTACACCGTCTTCGGATGGGTAATACCAGGCATTCTTTAATGCCTAAAGGTCTTTTACACCGCTAGTGTTGACCTCTAGCTACTTTTTAACCCTCAAATCTAACAAAAGGAGAAAACAAATGACACCAGAAGCAGAAAAGTTTAACGGTTGGATGGCAATGATTGGTTTCGTTGCAGCAACAGGTGCTTACATCACCACAGGCCAAATCATCCCAGGTATATTCTAATGGGAAATCAAGGTACCTTCGATCTTTTTTGGAGATCAAACGGAAGAGCAACTATGGTACTCTTTTGGCTTGGTGTAGCACTATACACTAAGATAAAATACTTTAGTTAAAAATCTAAAGTATAAATACTTATTCATAAATGTTAACATTCTAACACAAAACAATGAGCGACTTAGTAGCCGCATCAGACAACATATCACCACTAGTAGCAGTCCTCTGGGTTTTTTATCCCATGGCTGCTTTAGTCTTGATCGAATTACTTTTACGTGCCTTTAATGATGACGACAATGATGATGATGGCGGTAAAGGAATACGAATTACACAACCAATCCCAGTACCATCAGGAACATAACATGCCTTTTCTTTTTTTCGCAGCAACAGTAGCAGTTTATACTTATACAAATGTCGGTCAATACTTTTTTCAGTAGTCCTTACTACGCACTATACGAGTTCGCTTTCTTCTGTGCAGTGGGTTTCACTGCAGGATCCATAGGTATGATATAATATGGTATTAGTATTCATCATCATCGGAATTTTATTTCTATTAGTAGGAGGAGGGATGTGGTTTACCTTCGGACCAGGAGGCAAAGACATTCGAGATCCTATAGCAGAACATTCTAAGATGCACGAACTAGGTATAGCACACAAGCACGATTAACAATGGCTTTTTTAATATCAATAATGTCATTCGCAAACTTTGTATTCTATCCATTGGTGGTAGGGTCAATCATTGCAGTGATAATAGAACAAATCCTTAGAGCAATAGGTAATGAAGATGATCCCAAGGCAGTACGAAATGTATTTGTTTCTATGGGTATCAGAAAGTATCTAATTAGACAGGCATGGTTGTTCAACATCATTTGGTTTGTTGGATATTTCATACTGTTAATTATTAATAGACCAGGTCAGCAAGCAATGCCTGATATGATATGGCAGGGTTAAAAGAAGACGCAATAAGAATCCTAAACCAGTATGGTTATGGAGGAGAAGGAGTTGAGAAGTGTGCTCAAGAGTGGTCAGAGAAACAATCTGTAAACTTTGGGCTTGTCAAATACTACGAAGCATACTATAATAGTTTCAACGCTAAATAGCCTTGAAGGCATTTCTGATTTAATTATGGCTAAAGATCCTAACAACACTTCTCGGTGGGTGGCAACACGTAAGGTAGATGATTACCTAGAGTATCTGGTTTCACACACTTCATGGAATCCAGACAAGAGATTCGCAAAAGTATTTGATGCACAAAAAGAAGCACGTGCATTTTTAAAAGAGGCTGGTTTTAAAGGTACAGTCAGGAAGTATCAACCTTGAAACAAACTATTAAGTTTAAGATTAGACAAGACGGAACAGTAATTGAGGAGGTTGAAGGATCAAAGGGTTCAGAATGTTTAAATATAACTAAACCCTTTGAGGAAGCATTGGGGCAAGTCATATCTAGAGAACACAAACCAGAGTATTATGTCACACTTCAGCAATCTCAAGACCAAACTAACCAAGAGAGAACATTTACTACAGACAGTAATGTTGATGGGTTATCCAGTTGATATCAATCAAGAACTGGAGAATCCTTCAAACCATGAACATGAAAAAGTTTTTTGTGATATTACATTAGGAAAAGATATAGGATTCAGGTGGAATAAACAGAGTAACTCATATGAATTGGTTACAGATCTTCAAACTTGGAGTCATTCTGTACCTCCTGAAAGATTATTAGATCAAATCACACAGAATTATGCTATGCAAGCCCTTTATGCGACTGCAAAGTCAGAGGGTTTCGAGGAAGAACAAGTTAAAACGAATGATAGAGGTGAGGTTGAAATGATTTTCACCCGATGGACTTGACAAGATACAAAACTTCATATATAATATTAGTGTCTTCATTTTAAGACATTCATCTTACCCCTAACCAAGACCACGGGGATTCCTGAAAGGGATTAGTCTTATCATATCTGTTCACTTAACGTTCTATTAATTCAGATGACAACTCTTCAAAAGAGAGAGCAAGGTCTACTGTCAGGATGGAGCGAGTTTTGTGAGTGGGTTACAAGTACAAACAACCGCATATATGTTGGTTGGTTTGGAGTTCTTATGATTCCTTGCTTGTTAGCTGCTGCTACTTGCTTTATCGTGGCATTTATTGCTGCTCCTCCTGTCGATATCGACGGGATTCGTGAACCAGTTGCTGGTTCATTCATGTATGGTAACAACATCATCTCTGGTGCTGTAGTTCCATCCTCTAACGCTATCGGATTACACTTCTATCCCATTTGGGAAGCTGCCACATTAGATGAGTGGTTGTATAACGGAGGTCCATATCAGTTAGTAATCTTCCACTTCCTTATTGGAATTTCTGCTTACATGGGCAGACAGTGGGAACTATCATACCGTTTAGGTATGAGACCTTGGATCTGTGTTGCATATTCTGCACCAGTATCTGCTGCATTCGCAGTCTTCTTAGTGTATCCATTTGGTCAGGGATCTTTCTCTGATGGTATGCCTTTAGGTATATCTGGTACGTTCAACTTCATGTTCGTATTCCAAGCAGAACATAATATCTTGATGCATCCATTCCATATGGCAGGTGTCGCAGGTATGTTCGGTGGAGCATTATTCTCTGCTATGCATGGTTCACTCGTTACATCTTCTCTAATCAGAGAGACAACCGAGAATGAATCACAAAACTATGGTTACAAATTTGGTCAAGAAGAAGAGACCTATAACATTGTTGCTGCTCATGGATACTTCGGTAGATTAATCTTCCAGTATGCATCATTCAACAACTCTAGAAGTCTTCACTTCTTCCTTGCTACATTCCCTGTGGTC